AAGTATCGGGCAATGCCGAAGTATCGGGCAATGCCGAAGTATGGGGCAATGCCTGGGTATCGGGCGATGCCAAAGTATCGGGCGATGCCGAAGTATGGGGCGATGCCAAAGTATGGGGCGATGCCGAAGTATGGGGCAATGCCGAAGTATCGGGCGATGCCAAAGTATCGGATCTTGGGGATGTTATCGTATTTAAAAACCATTGGTCAAGCGGACGGCATTTTACTTACACAAAATCTAATAAAATGTGGAGAGTAGGTTGTTTCTACGGAACGGGTCAAGAACTGATTGACAAAGCTTATAGAGATAGCGGAAAATCTGGGGATTTCTATAAGGCTTATGTGGAATTCGTAGAGTCCTTAGAGGGGTTAGGAGAATGATATGGCAGCTTTAACATTTCCGGAATTGCAACAAAAAATGCAACTGGAAAAAAAGAAATCAAAAGATGTAAAGTACGCATTTAGAAATGCCGAGGATATCTATACAACTTTCAAAGAGTTGAAAAGTGATTGGTCTGTAATTGTGACGGATGAACTCATTGAGCTTGTTGGAAAAATCTTTGTAAGAGCAACAGCCGTAGCTTTCAATGATGAAAGAAACGAGAAATACCAATCAACAGCATACGCTGAAATGAGTCCAGTACCAGTATTCAATACACAAAAAGGTCAGATTAAGCAGATGCAGGAGCCACAGTGGACAGGTGCGGTTAGTTCATATGCTAGGAAATACGCCTTACAAGGTCTATTTGCTATCGGAGAAAAAGATATTGATGAGTATCCAGCCGAGGAAAATCAGCAACAGGATGCACAATCAAATCACCAACGATCACAAGATAGCAGTGCTAATCAACCAGATTTAATCAATACTGAACAATACAAGGCAGTATGCGGAAAAATCCGAACGTGGGCACAACTTAAAAATGCTAGTTTTGATCAGGTTGCTAACCATGTGCTGCAGTATTTCAAAATTCGTGACTTTCACGACATCCCAGAATTACATTTTGAGACAGTTATGAGCTATCTCAATGGTCAGATAGCTAAAGCTCAAGGACAAGATTTTAATAATTTGTAAAAACAGAAAGAGGAAACAACATGAAACAAACTAAAAAATTTATTGCTTTTCAAGACAAAGAAAATGGTCACTTTATATCAGAGTATGAGAATCACAAAAAACGCTTGGCTTATAAAGTCGGTTTATGTAGTAGCATGCAAGATGCTTTAATTTTGGAATATGATCCTTACGAAAGACAGAAAGAGCAGATAGACACATTAGCAGAGGCATTTGGCTGTCATATCGTTGTTGTCGAAGCAACACATGAAATCAAAATGCTAGATGGATCAGATGCACCAGAGCCAGTAGAACGCAGTGCAAAAGCTGATTTCCTGAGATTTTTAGGATTGGAGGATTAGAAAATGAAAGATGTGACTAATTCAAAAAGCATTCGCACACAGGGGGCATAAAACATGACAGAAAACACAATTTACTCACAATGGGCTTTTACAGAAAATGAGATCCAAAAAAGACAATCTAATTTAGCTGCTCTGGCAGAGCTAAAAGAAAAGTACAACATCAAATACAAATGGGAATATGACCAAATGAGCGAAAAAGAACAAGAAAGTGTTGATGTTGTATATGGTGACGCAGGTGGAGGCTATGCGCATTCACTTTATGAAGTTTATAAGAATATTCCTAATTTGACTACAAAAGAGTTAGCTCTAATTTGTGATAATGGCAATTTATGTTTTGGCTATTCTACACAATACGGAAAAATTAAAATTTACACAGACTAGGAGTAACACATGATGAAAGATGTAACAAATAACACTTTACAAAATATGATGCCGATTCTAACACCAGCAAAAATTGAGTTTGATTTTGATGTTTTTGATAAAGAAATTCAAAAGGCGTTATCTACATTTTCTGAATTTGAAATGAGTTCTGAAAATTACAGCACAATCAAGGAAAACATCACAATTTACAAAGGCTTATATGACAGCTTGGAAACGCGACGTAAAGAAATTTCAAGTAATTTCAAGCAACCGTTAGATGATTTTAAAAATCGTTTTGATAAGTCTTTAAAACCGCTAGAAGAACTGATTGATAAGCTGCGTGATGGGCGAGATGCCATTGATGAACATGAGCGGTTGCTGCGCGTGGATATCGTACGTGCTGCTTTTGAAGATAAATGTATGGTAGCAGGTCTTGAAAAATCCACATTTGAAGATCGCTATGATGAATACAGCCTTAAAAAATATTTCAAATCTGGTAAATTCGAACTCAAGAAATCAACGCTTGATGAAATGGATGCCTTAGTACTCTCAGAATTTGATGCCCTGGAAGAATACAAGGCCAACAAGCAAGCCATTCAAGAACTAGCTCAAGAGTACGATTTGCCAGCTGATAGTTATATCAGACATCTTGAAGCTGGTAAGAGCCTTGTCGATGTTTTCAAGATGATGAAAACTGATCGAGATGCTGAAATTTTACGCAAAGAGCAACAGGAGGCGCAAGCTCAAGCAGAGGCAGAACGTAAAGCAGAAATTGAGCGTATGGCCAGAGAAAACGCCAATGCGAATATCAAGGCCATTGATGCTGAAACAGGCGAAATCTTGGAAGATGAATCTGATATCCAGCCTATCTCAGGAAACGAGCCAGAAACGCCCCAATTTGAGTCTAGCGAGCCAGTAAGCTATGACTTACGATTGACTTTCCCAGGGGGAAATCCACAAGCTAAACTATTCAAAGAATGGCTGTTAACTAATCAGGTAGCTTTTGAAACAGTGTACAACGGTAAAACACAAGAAGAACTAACAGGAGGTGTCTCAAATGTCTTTGACTAATTTAATTGAGAATGTACAAGGGTGGTCTGCTGCTAAAGGTCTAGATAAAGCTGAACCAATTAAACAAATGCAAAAACTCAACGAAGAGTGGGGTGAGTTGAATGCAGGAAAAGCAAAATCAGACAAGGTAAAACTTATTGATAGTATCGGTGATGTGATGGTCGTTTTGACCATCCTATCCCAACAAATGAAATTTGAAAGAATTGAACAGCTAATTGATCCCACTCAGCACAGCAAAGTATTATACAAAGCTAATGATGTGGAAACTGATTATCTACTGTTGTACGGTGGGAAAGAAATTGGCCTAATCGCTCATCGGATGATTGATTTGATTTTTAATACTGGCCTCATCAATACAAGCACACAAATTCAATTTCATATCCGAAATTTGACAGGCATACTTGCCAAGATTGCTATCAATGAGGGAACAGATCTTGAAACGTGCTTACAAGTGGCTTGGGATGAAATCAAAGACCGTACAGGTAAGATGGTTGATGGGGTGTTTGTTAAACAGGAGGATCTGGAAGATGGAAAATGAACGTAAGACTTATTATGTATCTGGCCAAGCTACTAAACACACTTTATCACCAGACCATACTATAGATGTCGGGTATGAAACAGAGGCACAAAATAAATATATGGCAGCTGTAAATTTCTATAGATTTATGAGTTCATTCTGCTCTGGAGATAGATCGATACTTGTAATTGAGGTAGAGGAGATAAAAAATGATAAATAACGTTGTGTTGGTCGGCAGAATGACAAGAGATGCAGAGCTTAGATATACCAATTCAAATATAGCTGTTGCTACATTTACTCTTGCTGTTAACCGTCCATTTAAGAATGAAGCAGGAGAACGTGAAGCTGATTTTATCCAATGTGTGATTTGGAGACAGCCAGCAGAGAATCTTGTTAATTGGGCTAAAAAAGGCTCGTTGATTGGCGTTACAGGTGCAATCCAAACTCGTAACTACGACAACCAACAAGGTCAGCGTATCTATGTCACAGAAGTTATTGCTAGTAATTTCCAATTGCTAGAAAGTCGCAGCAGTCAGCAAAATAATCAAGGTCATCAAGATAATCACGGCGGTTATCAGCAACAAGGCCGCGGTAATCAAGGTGGTAATTTCCAGAATGGAAACAACCAAGGGAACAATTTCCAAAATGGAAATAGTTACGGACAACAAGGTAGCTTTTTCGAGGGGAATACAACAAATCCAGTGCCTGATTTCACCCGTGATAACAATCCATTTGGTAGGTCATCAAATCCTTTGGGTATCAGTGATGATGATCTGCCATTTTAAGGAGCATTATGAAGAAGAAAATGATAGTATGGGCGTTATTTGACAGCGGCAATGGATCGTATACTAAGGCTATCAATACTCTTAATAGTTCAGGGGAGGCAGATATTGAAGTCTATCCAATGGGATTAGACATAGAAAATAAGAACAACCACTTTATCCCCCTCAATCTTGCTGATTATTCAAGGGTTTTTGGAGATAATAAATTGTTTGATAATCTCGATGCTTTACCACATCCAGATTTGATTATTGCCAGTCCTCCTTGTGAAAGTTGGTCAGGGGCTTGCGCTATGGCAAATGGCACTGCGTATTGGAAACGTGAAGATCTATCTGACAGCTTATTTATCCCTCAAAAAAAGCCTAGTCCCTTTACTATTAGACCAAAACAGGATTTCATAGATGCTTATAATCATTATGATTTTGAAAAATTACATATGAAACGTATAAATGGAGAGCTTACAGCATTCAATACAATTCAAATTATTAAGAGATATGAACCTCAATACTGGATCATAGAAAATCCAGCAACCAGTAAAATTTGGGAGTACATTCAAAATATTTTAGGTTTTTCAATACCATACTTTAATCTAACTAGATACAACAATTATGATTATCCATTACAGAAACCTACAAAATTTGCAGGAAATATCTTTCTTGGATTAAAGTCAGATATTAAACCTGCTAAAACAACTCTGACCAACTTCACAAAATCTTATAATGAACGGTCAAATATTCCTCAAAAGCTACTTTTTGAAATATTTAAAACTGTACAAAATCAATTTGAAAAGGAGAAACAACATGACACAATTTGAACTTATTCTAATTTTAACTGCTATTCTCACGACAACATGGTCAGGCATTGTCACAACTTTTGCGAAAAAGGCTGTTTGTAAATACAAACGACAGGTTGCCTATTATCAAAAGCCTGACACTCAAATTAAGATTGCGCAGCATGTTATCAAAAACAAATTTTATGAAACAGGCCAGGAGGCTTTTAAATGAAAGTATTTGATGGCGCTAAATTAAGAGCTATCCGCAAAGAGGCAGGTCTTACACAGTATGACCTTGCCCCTAAGTTGGATGTTTCTCAAAACAGAGTCAGCGATATTGAGCGTAATGTCGCCGATCCTACCACAGTTGAGATTGATGCTTTTGCAGAAATTCTAAAATGCCAAGTATCAGCATTTTTGAGCGATGAAGCTGATATCGTTGTAATTACTAATACTTTCACTAAAAAGAAAAAAGGGATTGTTTCTGATGCAGAAGAAGATACATCCGAGCAATTAGAATTACTGACAGATGATGATGCGATTACTGGCCGTGATTTAACTGGTTACATTCTAATCAAGCAAGAAGCCTACCAGTCTTTGCTTGAGGATCAATCAAAATTGAAACAGCTGCAAAGTTTATTGAAATAGGAGGAGAAAATGACTAAAAAACTAATAGGCTTAGACCTATCACATATCGCAGAGGGTGGGTTACAGGAAAAATTGGATCATGAACTTGAGAAAGTTTTTGATAACATCCTAGACCTAAATACAGATGCGAAAGCAAAACGGACTATCACAATTACGCTGAAAATGTCATCTAATGATGAGCGTACAGTAGTTGATACTATCATGGATGTAAAAGCTAAGCTAGCACCTCAGAATGCGGTAGCTACAACTATTCTTGTTGGCCGTGACTATGATACAGGTATGGTGCATGCAAACGAACTTAGAAGTAGTGTGCCAGGTCAGATGTATTTTGATGATGATGCCCAATTACGAACCGATATTGGACAACCAGTAGAGGAAGTGGAACAACAGCAAGCAGAAACAAAACCAGATATTATTGATTTTAACAAGAAGAAAGCAGGTAACTAATATGACAACAGAAAACCTTAAAGCAGCATTGGAATACGCAGTAGAACTAAATAAGCGTGGTTTGGAAATTTTAACAGCAGTAGATGGTACAGAGTACTATGATGCTAACAAATTCAACCTCAAAGAACTTGATCCTAAACGATATCCTAAAACTTTGGAGCTATCAACTTTAACAAGTCTTGTTGACTATCTCAAAACAGACCTCAACAATTTGAAAAAACAACGCTTGATTGTCGCTGTTGAGAAAAATGATGAGGTGTGTGTTTGGTCTGAAAATGATGAACGTGAGCATCGTACATTACTTGTTGATGTTAAGGCACGCATCCCAGAGCTTTCTTTTGGCCGTTTCCTATCATCGGAACAGTTCAATATCATGTTGCAATCAAACTTTATTGATGACACTGACCGTAGCGCATTATTAGAGTTTGCTAGCGCACTAAAAATTGAGAATGGAGCTGAAATTGAAGACAACGGAGTCTCTCAATTGGCAACCGTTAAAACAGGGGTAGCTAGTCTCGCTAAAGGCAAAGCACCTAATCCAGTTACATTGCGCCCATATCGTACTTTTGGTGAAGTCGAACAACCGGCAAGCCTATTTGTCTTTAGGATTGATAAACAAGCAAATATGGCTTTATTTGAGGCAGATGGTAAACGTTGGGTAGCTGATGCGGTCGAAAACATTGCAGCCTATTTAAAAGAAAGACTAGCAGACCAAGAAAATATCACAGTTTTGGCATAAAGCACATTGCAAAAAGTGCCTGGTTAAAGGTTGAGAAAAAAGTATGATTGGATTTTATAAATTTATGATTGTATCAGCGTGCCTTTTATTGGCATTGCTGATTGCAATCGCTGGAAGAAATAGCTTTAAAGAAAATACATTCGATAAAGTTTTATGGTTCGTGCTGTATATCTATGCGTTTGGGTTGTTGCAAACGGTCTATAAATTACTATCTGGAGGTTAAGATGATCAAAAAGCAATTGATTAGCCTTTGCTTAGCGATATTTTTCTTGGCAATAGCTGTATTTAATTTTGGGATAGCAGTATCGAGAGATCATTACAGAGAAAAAATCTCGGCGCTAGAAAAACAGGTCGATGAATTAAAACAGAGAAAATCTGTTATCATTCATCAGGTAGATAACGCTGGGGGAATGATGTATGGAAAAATAACTGACAAACAGATTATATCCGGCCATTACACCGTAACTGCAGGAGCTTACGGGAAGTTTTTGGTCACAAAATCTCAATATGATAGTCTTGAGATTGGCGATGATATACCAGAGTATTTAAAACAGAGAGGAAATTAAAATGAAATTGAAAAAATTGATTGCATGCATTCTTGTATCAATGACCTTGCTTGGATTGGCAGCTTGCCGAGAAAGTAAAAAAGTATCGTACAATATCAGTCAAGAAGCTGATAATTTTAATGTTATTCGGCGAGTTGCCGTAATCAACACTAGAACAGATAAAATCGAATTTGAAGTTATTGGTCGAATTTCTGTAGAAACTGAGGCCAACGATGGAAAACGACTTGAAATATTAGTCGAAACTGCAAAAGGCGTGTATAAAAAGCACATGGTAAATCTTACAGGATGGAATATGTATGTTGTAGAAGATCTTGAGGGGGCTGAGGTAAATCAGTACAAGTATGAAGTCAATTACATGCCAGAAAGCATTGTGCCATTTACAGTTACAAATAAAAAGTAGGCATGAAATGAAGTTTGAATTTTCTTTGCCTAGAAACACCAAAAACAAAGCTCTGAACATGGTTATCAATAGTAATGACAGGCAACATCAGACAGATAAAGCCAAGGTTACTAAGCGCATTAGAGCTTTTGCTTATTGGCATACATTGATGAACAAGGATAAAGGGAGGGCTGCTTTTAGCCCCTCTAACCCTTGTGAGGTTACAATTACAATTTACAGCCCTACTAAATCTAAACTAGATCCGCCCAATCTTTATCCGACAGTCAAGGCTATCATTGATGGCATGACTGATGCAGGTATTTGGACAGATGATAATCATAAGGTTATCAAAAAGTTATCGTTTGTTTATGGTGGCTTGAGTGAGGAGAAAGGGCATTATAGATTAGAGTTTGATATAGAGGAGGTTTAAAGTGATTGAAGTTAATATAAAATGCGATAGTTTTAAAGCGCATGCCCTTTACCAAGATGATACTAAACTAGGAAAAATTAGAGATGCAATTATATCTCAAATGAATAATGGGCATGTGGTTATTTTAGGGGAAGATAGAAGTATTCTATTAAATCCTAAAGTTATTAAGTGTGTACAATTTGAGGTTGTAGAAGTTGACAAGAACTAAAGGAGTAGATAAATTTTTCATTTTTGTGCATTAGAAAGTTAATGAGGTGAAGTAATGACACAAACGATTGAACAAGCAATAAAAAATGAAAACAAGCGCATAAAAATCCCAACGAAAATCAGACCGTTTGATGTGGGTTATCGAATAGTAAATAAACACGGTCAAGCGCTTGCCTTAAAAAACGGAGCAAGTATATTCAGTTTGCCATCATTGGCTGAAAAAGCTATAGAAAAAGAGTTTGGGAAGAATGATCCAAACTTTGACATTGAAAAGCATTCTGTTGAAGAGGTTGCTATTATTGATTTAAGCAAATTTTATAGTTATTTTGAGGAGAAGAAAAATGAAAACTAAAAAAACATGTATTATCATTGGGGCGCTATTTGTAATCATTGCCTCACCGTTTGTAGTGCAATTTGGCTGGAATGAGGTCGTGACAACAATTGTCCCGGTTGGAAAAATTTCAGTTTGGCAAGCGTTAGGAATGGATGCGCTACTATCTTTCATTTTCCCTGTATTATCTAGCAAAAAAGAATCTTATGAAGATTATTCATATTCTGTAAAAAGCGGTATTTCAAAAATCATAACTTGCTCATTTTTGATATGGTTAGCTAGTTTATTTATTTAAGGATGTCTTTGGGACAACTTTCACTTTTAATTACGCAAAAGTGAAAGTGGTAGATGGACAAATAATGTGACTTTTTATAACAAATAAGGAGAAGAAAAAATGAATTATAAAGTGACAGTCGATGGAAAGGAAATCGAATACGGTGCATTGGTTGAAAAAACACGTTTTTCAGTAAAAGAATGGTCTGCTATTTACGCTGAAATTGTGAAACAAAATCAGCCAGAAGTCTTTGAAAATAAGAAATCAGATACTGATTACATTGATACATTTGGTGCGCTGATTGCTCTTGAAGAGCGATATGAGGCATTGCTTGAACTATTGCCTCAAGATCAGTTTTCTTACGCTGGTACACATCCAAAATGGGTAGCTGATGCAGTATCGGAGAACACATTAAACAAAGAAGATACGCTACAGGATATTGTCGATATGATTGAACGGTGTGATACCTTCGATCAACTTAAAGGGGAGTTAAAAAGTTATTTTGAGCTGGATTAGCAGTAAATTTGGAGGTAAATAGATGATTGAATTATCAAAGAAGCAAGCAGATTATTTGGAGTATCAACGCCAAGCGCTTTTTGATCCAGAAATAAGAGAGCTGATGGATGATCCAGATTTAATTCAGAGGGCGTTAATTATCGGATATGTCGTGATAGATAGATGAGGCAAACATAATGACTAAAAAGAAAATAGAGAGACTGTCTGTCATACATCGCAGAGAGATAATCTGGCTTAAATGGTATTTTCTTAGAGACAAAGAAAATCCTAAAAAAACAATTCTTGAGCAGAAAATTCATAAAAGTTTTTTAGATAATAATCTGGGCAAAGCGATATTTTTAGTCAATCTAAAAACTGTCACAACAGAATTCGTAGAAAAATCAGATGAAAATATTTTAAAAACCATCAAAGAGGTTTACGTCTATGAAAATCTCAATGTGATTGGCGCGTGTCAAAACATCCTCTATTTAAGTCCCAGCCCAGCTTACAACCATCTGAATAAATGGTTCGATAGCTATTTCTACGCCACTTACAAATATCTCCCTCTAATTAAATAACCGTAAAAATCCCCTAGTCTATGTATCTATAATCAAGATATATGGGCTTTTTTGAAATGAGGTAAATATGGATAATCAAAAACCGTATCACAGACAAAACACTATTAACCAATACAATTTGTTGGATTATGATACCACGCGCACAGATGGAAAATATAACTTACCAACACTTGAGCCAGTTGATCATGTCCCTAAAAAGTTACAAGGGTTTAACTATGTTTTGAATAAACCTGACTATTCAGCAGGAGTGCATTTTTTCCTAGATGATTATCAGTTTGAAAGAATGTGGAAACGCCCAGATTTTTATATAGAGAAACTAGCTGATTTTGATTGTGTGCTTACTCCAGATTTTAGCCTATATACAGACATGCCAATAGCTATGCAACTTTGGAATACTTACCGCTCAAGATTGATAGGTCAAATGATGCAGAATTGGGGTTATACGGTTATACCAACGGTGTCCTGGGCGGACGCCGATAGCTATGATTTTTGTTTTGACGGGATACCTACAAAAAGCACTGTTGCAATTAGTACGATAGGAGTTAAGAAAAGTCAGCAGCGTATTAAGATATGGCAGAATGGCATGGATGCCATGATTGATAGATTACAACCAAGCCGAATTTTGGTATATGGTGGTGCGATTGAATACGATTATAAAGGTATCGAAGTTGTTTATTTTGGTAATGACACGATTGAAAGGATGGACAAATGGGAGGTAGAGGGGCAAGCTCTGGAATGAGCCATAAAGGCAAAAAGTATGGTACAGAATACAAAACTGTACATAAAGCAGGAAATATAAAGTTTGTTACTCAAAATGGGCACGGGTCACAAAAGACTCCAATGGAAACAATGACAAAAGGTAGGGTTTACGCACTTATTGACAAGAATAAAAACGCACCCAAGAGTATTGTCTATTTTGATACAAAAAATAAGCGTAATAAGCAAATTGACTTAGATCATGTACATAAAGGGATGAAACCACATGCTCATCATGGTTATAATCATGCAGAGTATGAGAAAAGCAAAAAAGGGGCAAGTAATTTGACTCCGAAAGAGCATAAGCTTGTTGAAAAAGTCATAAAAGAGTGGTATAATCACACTAAGAAACGTAGGGAGTAGTATATAGGGATTACGCCTTGATGGAGGAGATTCCGGTTCGAATCCGGGCTACTACGTTACATCTCAGCCCCTTAATTGGGGCTTTTTTGTGCTCTAAATCAAAAACAACAGTAAAACACCCCCTTTCTACACATATAAAATGAAATCATGAGTAATATACTTGTGATTTTTTTGTTGGAAAGGAGGTAGAGAATGAATGAAAGACAAAGGCGCTTTGCAGATGAGTACATAAAGACGGGGAACGGTTACCAATCAGCAATTAAAGCTGGTTATAGTGAGAGTTACGCTAATAACCGTATTACTGAGCTGTTGGGAAATGTTGGGATAAAAGAGTACATAAACAAGCAGATGCAAGAGCTGCATGAGCAAAATATCATGGATGCTGCAGAGGCGCTCTATATCCTTTCTGAAATTGCTAGAGGTAAACGAGATGAGGAGGTTTTGATACTTAATCCAACGACAGGTAAAGTAGAAAGACACACCAAAAAAGCAGATAATGCCACGGTAATCAAGGCTATTACTGAAATCTTAAAACGATATCCAACAGCTAAGCAATCCGAAAAACTAGAGCTTGAGATTGAGAAATTAAAATCACAGTTGACAGATACACAGATGGAAGATGACACCATCACAATTATTGATAGCTGGGAGGGTGACGATGAGGATAATTGATATTCAAAAAAATGTCAATCCCCATTTTAAGAGCGTTTGGGTATCTAAATTACCATATAATGTGTTGAAAGGTGGACGTAACTCTTTTAAATCGTCTGTAATTGCACTGAAACTAGCTTACATGATGCTGCGTTATATCAAAATGGGAGAAACGGCAAATGTAGTAGTTATTCGTAAAGTTGCAAATACTATTAGAGATAGTGTTTTCAATAAGATTTTTTGGGCTTTGAATTTGTTTGGTGTTGCTAATAGGTTCAAAAAGACAATAAGCCCTTTCCAAATCATTCACAAAAAGACAGGCTCAACATTTTACTTTTACGGCCAAGACGATTTTCAAAAGCTCAAGTCAAATGACATCGGGAACATTATAGCGGTCTGGTATGAAGAAGCTGCAGAGTTTGGGAGTCAAGAGGATTTTGATCAATCTAACGTAACCTTTATGCGCCAAAAACACCCACGCGCTAAATTTGTACAATTCTTTTGGTCTTATAACCCACCTAGAAACCCCTATAGCTGGATCAATGAGTGGTTTGAGAGTATCAAGACTAATAAGAATTATCTAGCACACTCAAGCACTTATCTTGATGATGAGTTGGGTTTTGTCACTGAGCAGATGCTAGAAGATATAGAACGTATCAAAGAAAATGATTACGACTATTACAGATACTTGTATTTAGGCGAGGCAGTCGGACTCGGTAACAACGTTTATAACATGAGTACCTTTCATCCGCTAGATACTTTGCCAAGTGATGATAGGCTTATTGGTATTTCATTTGCTCTGGATGGTGGACACCAACAATCAGCTACTGCTTGCTGCGCTTTTGGTATCACAGCAAAGGGGAAAGTAATCCTACTTGATACCTGGTATTATTCACCAGCTGGCCAAGTGGTCAAGAAAGCACCTAGTCAGTTATCTCAAGAAATCTATGCGTTTATACAGGCTGTTATCTCGCAATATAGAGTGCCAGCTCTGCAGTACACCATAGATAGCGCAGAGGGTGCGCTTAGAAATCAGATGTTTCTTGATTTCGGCCTGAGATGGCATCCAGTAGCCAAGCTAAAAAAAGTGACGATGATTGACAGTTTTCAATCTTTGCTTGCACAAGGTCGCTTTTACTATCTCAATACAGAAAATAACAAGATATTTGTTGAAGAACACAAGATGTACAGATGGGATGAAAAGACAATCAAATCAGATAACCCTAATGTCATCAAAGAAGATGACCACACATGCGATACATCACAGTATTTTGTGTTGGACAATGCAAAAATACTTGGTTTGCGTGTGGGTAACACATAAGGAGGGCAGACATGAGCCTATTTCAGAAGATAAAAGACTTTTTTAACCGTGGGAGGTATAACATGACAACAGCAAATCTAAGCAGCATTCTTGATCATCCAAAAATCGCTGTAACCAAAGAGGAATTTCGCCGTATTCAGCATAATCTGACTTACTATCAATCTAAATTTGAAGATATTGAGTACATAAATACGGATGGTGACAGAAAACGCCGCAAGGTGCAACACTTACCGATCGCACGCACAGCAGCCAAAAAGATTGCTAGCCTTGTTTACAACGAACAAGCAGAAATTTCAGCAAAAGATGAAACGCTGAACAAGTTCTTGAATGATATGCTGGCTAATGACCGCTTTAACAAGAACTTCGAAAGGTACTTAGAAAGCGCTCTGGCGCTTGGTGGGCTTGCTATGAGGCCTTACATTGACGGAGATAAGGTTAGAGTGGCATTTATTCAAGCGCCTGTATTCTTGCCGTTACAAAGCAATACACAGGATGTATCGAGCGCTGCTATCCTAACTAAAACAATCAAATCAGAGGGCAAAACAAATGTATATTACACACTTGTTGAATTTCATGAGTGGGTGACAAGTGATGGCAGTGAGTACGGCAGTACAAAAGACAAGCATCTGTACCGTATCACTAATGAACTGTACAAATCAAATACAGATAGCGCTTTGGGGCAGCGTGTGAATTTGCAAGAACTTTATCCAGACCTAGAACCTGTAACTGTATTGAAAGACTTATCACGCCCGTTGTTTACTTATCTGAAAACACCGGGTATGAATAATAAAGATATCAACTCACCTCTTGGATTATCTATCTTTGACAATGCTAAAACAACTATTGACTTTATCAATCGCACTTATGATGAATTTATGTGGGAGATAAAGATGGGGCAAAGGCGCGTGATTGTACCAGAGCAGCTAACGCAACTCAAAGTGCAAGATACCCACGGTAATATCACTTTCAAACGCCGTTTTGATGTTGAACAAAATGTGTATATGCAAGTAGGAGCTGGTAACATGGATAGCGGCAATATTGTTGACCTCACAACGCCTATTAGGTCATCTGATTACATTTCTGCTATTTCAGAGGGACTAAAGCTTTTTGAAATGCAAATTGGTGTATCTAGTGGCATGTTTACGTTTGACGGTCAGGGAGTCAAGACAGCGACCGAGATTGTCAGCGAGAACTCAGATACTTATCAAATGCGCAACAGCATTGTTGCACTTGTTGAGCAGTCTATTAAAGAGCTTTGTGTATCTATGTGTGAACTTGGTAAGGCAGTTGGTCTGTACAAGGGGAACATTCCAGAACTTGATGATATCTCGGTCAATCTGGATGATGGGGTCTTTACCGATCGTCACGCTGAGCTTGATTACTGGATGAAGATGGTAGCGGCTGGATTTGCCACACAGAAGCGGGGTATTGCTAAAACCCTCAACATCACAGAAGATGAAGCGGCAAAAGAACTCGCTGAAATCAACGGTGAATTACCGCCAGAGAATGATGCTGAACTAGCGCTGTATAACAACCATAAGAGGGTAGAAGATGGAGAAGAACAAAAGGCCGATAACACTTAATGATCAGCAATTCTCTTTGCAAATGCAGGGCGTGAGCGATATCTACGCTAAAATGCAGATTGAGCTATTTGATAGCATGATAAAGCGACTTAAAGAGCGAGGGGCTGCTGATTTACAAGAAAATCCGTATGTGTGGCAACTTGAAAAGCTGAATGATATGCACGTGTTGAATGAGGGTAATCTTAAGATCATTGTTGAGCGCACAGGTATTGCAGAGGATTTGCTAAGGGAAGTAATCGAGAATGAGGGGTTAAAGGTCTATAAGGATACGAAGCAGCAACTTGAAGAAGATTTGGGGCGTGGGCATAGCGGGATAGCTAGAAACGGTGTCACAGATGCTTTAGAAGCCTATACAGCCCAAGCAGTCAGTGACCTTAATCTGATCAATACGACTTTGCCAGAAAGCATTCAAGCAGTCTATAAATCTATAGTTGAGCAATCTGTCGCTGAGGTAGTCGCAGGAACAAAAACAGCAGACAAAGCAATTCATGAAACTATTATGAACTGGCAGAAAAAGGGATTTACTGGTTTTACAGATAGCGCAGGTCGTGAATGGAGGGCTGATGTCTATGCTAGGACGATTATCAAGAGCACGACGTACAAAGTCTTTAATAAGATGCGCACGGCTCCTGCAGAGGAAATGGGGATAGATACCTTTTATTACTCAATAAAGAGGACAGCACGTCCAGCTTGTAGTCCAATTCAAGGCAAGATAGTCACATTTGGAGAAACTAGAGTAATCAATGGTACTAAGGTATATTCTTTGTACGATTATGATTATGGATCAGCTGGTGGATGTCTTGGTGTCCATTGTGGTCACTATTTGACTCCTTTTGTCGTGGGAGTGAATGAAATACCAGACTTGCCAGATTATCTGAAAGACCTCACGCCAGAACAGGCAGAGGAGAATGCACGCATAGAGGCTAAACAAAGGGCGCTTGAAAGGACTATCAGGCATCATAAAGAGCGCTTGCACTATGCAAATACTATGAAAGATGATGAACTGATACAAACTGAAAAACTCAAGGTTAGAATGTATCAAAGCAAAATCAGAAACCTTGTTGATGGCTATGATTTTCTGCATAGAGATTACAGCAGAGGGAAGTTATACACATAATCTAGCGCTGCCATGTGCAGCGCTTTTTTGTTTGCCTAAAACCGTAAAAAATCCCATCTAATCAAAGGTATATTGAGAAAGTAAATAATATTTTGCTTGAGGTGGGAGTTATCCACCTAAAAAAGAACTAGGAGGGTATAAATGGCATTTACGACAGAAGAACTACTCAAACTTGGATTGACAGAAGAACAGGCCAAAAATGTCTTTGCCTTGCGAGGAAAAGAGCTCAACGAGGACAAATCAGCCTTGGAAACTATCACCAAAGAGCGAGATAGTCTGAAAGACCAGTTGCAGAATGCAGAAGCACAACTTAAAAATATGAAAGCAGATGCAAATACAAGTGCTGAACAGAAAGAAGCTCTTGAGAAGTTGCAAGCTGAATATGACAAATACAAAGCGGATGCAGAAGCTGAGCTGGCCAAAACAAACAAGGTGAACGCTATCAATCTTGCTTTGAAAGATACTAAGGCGCACAATCCAGCAGCGTTGATGAAGTTTATTGATGTGGATGCTATTGAACTTGATGACAATGGTAAACCTAAAATTGATGATGTCATCAATGGGCTTAAAGAAAGTGACCCTTATCTTTTTGAAGCAGAAGACAGCGGAAAACCTAATCCTAATATCTTGCCACAAGGAAATCCAGCAGCGAATGGAGCAGGCAAAGTTGATCCATTCCAAGCTGTTATTGATGGTTACGGTAAATAAATGAAAGGAGATTAGACTATGCCTAATCAAAATCTTGCAACTCGCCGTTATGAAAAACAATATGCGGGTATCTTGCAAACTGTTTTCGGAGTCCGTGCAGCCTTTACAGGAGCTTTATCATCAATCCAAATTTTGGATGGAGTACAAGAAAATGCTAAAGCTTTTTCAGTGAAAACTAATAATACACCTGTTGTTATTGGTGAGTACAAAACAGGAGCTAATGACGGGGGCTTTGGTGATGGTACAGGACAGAAATCACGATTTGGAAATCTTACAGAAATCAAGTACGAAAATACAGATGTCGATTATGGTTACACACTAACGATCCACGAAGGTCTTGATCGTTACACTGTGAACAATGACCTAAATGCTGCTATCGCTGACCGATTGAAATTGCAATCAGAGGCACAGACACGCCAAATGAACAAGCGTATTGGTAAATTTATGTCAGATAATGCAGGTCAGACAGAGGCGCTTGCTGATTTCACAGAAGAAAAGGTAAAGGCTTTGTTTAACAAGGTCAATGCTTATTACATCAACCAAGAAGTAACGGCACCAGTTACCATTTACTTACGCCCAGAATTGTACAATGCCATTATTGATATGACAGCAAACACATCTGCTAAAGGCTCTAGTGTCTCTATTGATAATAATGGTCTTGCACGTTACAAAGGCTTTGCGTTGGTGGAGACACCGGCACAATACTTTGACACTGGTGTCTTAGCAGTGTTTTCACCAGATGGCATTGTTATCCCATTTGTAGGTATCTCAACAGCTCGTACCATTGAATCCACAAACTTTGACGGAGTGCAATTACAGGCGGCTGCTAAAGGTGGTACTTACATTCTAGACGACAACAAAAAGGCCGTTGTCAAAGTGACTGGAACGGTCGTATAGGAGGTAAGCTATGACTTTATATAAAGCGACTAAAAACATTTTTTTCACAAGTCTCAACAAATCTGTAATTGTTGATGAAATCATCGATCTTGAAAAAGAATACGCAGAAGCAGTGAATGCTGATTTGAAACCGGTTTTCCCAGATGTTGCGGCTGCCCTTGTGCCGATCGAAGCAACTGAACCAGTGGCGAATGCAGTAGATGCACAATCCGATGCCGTGGGGACTGACGATGACAAGCCGAAGAAATCAACACGGAAAAAGAAAGATGTTGATGAAACGCCAGACGATGAAGCAACTGAACCAGTAACAGATGCAGCAGACGAAAAATAAGGGGTGGTAACACCCTTTATTTGTAAAGGAGGTTACGCATGACTTATTTAACAAAAGATGAGTTTGTCGAGCTAGGCTTTGATGAGGTGGTTGATTTTGACAAGCTAGCAAAGCGGGCAGAAGTTGCTATCAATCTTTATACCCAAGGTGTTTATCAAAGACACATTGATTTTGATAAAGAAGCAGATTACCGAAAACAGGCGGTAAAGCTAGCTATGGCCTTTCAAATCGCTTATCTGGATGTTTCAGGCATCACAACAGCTGATGACAAGCAAGCTATGACAAATATTTCTATCGGCCGCACATCAATCTCTTATCGCAAGTCTCAAAATGGATCGGCAGGTCAGCGGTTCAACCTTTCGCTGGATGCTGAGAATATTTTGAAGCAAGCAGGTTTTAGCCTCATTACAGCTATTGACTATGATAGATAAACGTTTATTGCAAGATACTATTACTGTCCGAAAGGTTGCGGACAAAAACGATTTTGGAGATGAGAGTTATTCCGATCCATTGAGTGTTAAACCAGTAAGGTTTGATAGGTCAGTGAGTGTCGTTGGCACTAACAACTCTAAAACGAGGCAGAAAGCAGGGGTTATCTATATTTATCCAAAATTTGCAAGTGTGACGGTTGATGATAGTTGGCTGGGCGCAATTGTGAATGATGGAGCGCGTGATTACACCGTTACAGGTTATCAACCCAATTATCTTAATGGTAAAGTCTTTAGCTATGAAGTCGAGGTGATTTGATGGCTGATGTCAGAGTAGTTGTTGACCTTGGTGGTGTTGAACGTAAATTTTCTCCAGAGACTGAAAAACGTGGGAAATTAGCAATAGCAAGTCAAGCCATGCTAATCATGGATCCGCATATACCTATGAGGGGTGGAGCTCTGAGAGCATCTGGCCGCATTGAGTCGAATGGTGATATTAGTTATAACACAGTTTATGCTAGAGCCCATTTTTACGGAACTAATGGGATTGTAGTCTTTAGAAGATATACGACCCCTGGAACTGGCAAGCGTTGGGATAAGCCATTAAAGGCCAATGTTGACCAACTAAAACGAGTCGCCATTAGAGCAATGGGGTTGAGATGATGATGCAGAATAACAAAAACTTTCAGGAGGTGCTGTTAGCACATATCAATAAGATCGATAATCTGCCGATGAAAGCACGCCTTGATTATTTCGAGGATGATAAAGATGATTTAGTCATCAATGCTTTACCTGGAGGTTCGATTGATAAGCAGTACATGGATGGTACAAGAGAGGTATCGCTGCCGTTTGAAATTGCTGTTAAATGTAAGAGCAATCAAAAGGCTAGTGATACGATTTGGCGAATCAATGGAGACTTATCAGGTTTTGATATCGAGCTACCTAGCACAGATAACACTTATACTTTTCTTTCTCTCGATGTTGGGAAACCAGGCATCATTGGAAAAGATGAACAAGGTTACTTTGTTTACACATTGCAAGTAACCGCTAAATTAGAAATCGCAGGAGGATAAACACATGGTACGTCAAAAAAATGCCAAGCGCAAACACTTAGTAGCGCCATTCGACCCAAGTAAAGCAGAGACTGTACCGGCTGATAACGAATTTTTCCCATTGGCCAAGTATATCGAAAGTATCGAAGATGATACTGACGAAGAAACAGATGACAAAGGCTATTACGATGGCGATGGCACAAAAGAGGAAACTGTCACATCAGTTGCTGGTGCTTACACAGCTGAGGGTATCTATGATGCCGAAGATAAGGCGCAGGCACTTATCGCAAATATGAAGTACAAGACTGGTGATGGTCGCCGCTTGTGGCATCGAGTGATTGAATCAAACGGCAAAAAGTCACTCACTCAAGTAGCAAATGCTTCTGAAATCAAAGCTGGCTCTGGTGATGCAACAGATTATGAAGAATTTAGTTGCAAACTCAAATGGATCAAAGCGCCAATCGAAAAAGCTATCACAATCTAAAAAAGTAATTGGAGGAAATAGAAAACATGGCACGTACTTATAACTTTGGGAATCTCAAGGATGTTACGACATTCAATATTGGAGATGTCACCCTTGAATTTCAACCAACGGATGAAAAGAGCGAGCTTCTTGAGAAGAAATCCGCTGAATTAAAGACAAAGGCTGAGCAGATTGATGAATCTGGTACGGAATGGGAATTGCGGAAAGAACTCAAAGACTTGCTAGATGAATTTTTCACAGCAGCTTTTGATGGCGAAGCACCACAAAAACTTTATGATGCTTGTGGCCAGAATACAATTTCTTACCTCAAGTTATTCTTGCAGATCGCTGATGCTTTGCGAGAAGTCAACGAAGAACGACAAAACGATGAAGCATTTAAGAAGTATCTTGCTGAATAATGTTTGATATTTCCAAAAGAATGGATGACAGGCTGGTACTCGGTGATACAGAGTATCAGCTTTTCTTATCGTTTGACCGTGTACTGTGGGTCTTTGATATGTGGAGTAAAGAACATATCCCACCGCATTTAAAACCTAAATTGGCGCTAGCTAAGTTGACTGAAGATGAAAGTTTTAAAGACATGGACACACAAGAGGCTTTAGCGCTCTATGAAGAAGTGTTTAGAAAACATATACAGGTTACAAAAGCTGTTGATGAGGTTGATAGATATGATATCGAGGGTAATGTATTGCCTAAAAAGCCAAAAGAGCAGTCAGACGGTAACGAGAAACCTTTGTTTTCAATCAAATATGATGGTGAGTACATTTTTTCATCGTTTATGCAGGCTTATCAAATTGATTTGATTGAAGAACAGGGGAAGTTGCATTGGCAGAAATTTAACGCTTTATTAGCTGGTCTGCCAGATGGCACTAAATTTGTTGAAGTTATGAAAATCAGGGCATGGAAACCTCAAAAGGGTGAAGATCCCAAAGAAAAACAAAGAATGCGCAAATTACAAGAAGAATATGCGCTACCAGATATTTAAGAAAGGGGGTATTAAATGGCTTCTGATGGAAAAGTAACCATTACCATTGATTTAGATAGTACAAAGGCTAGAGGTGAAGTAAAATCACTGAAAAGTCTATTTAGTGGATTAAGTGAGAGCGGGTCGAAGCTTGGCTCAGTGTTTAAGTCTGTTTTAGGTGCTAACCTCGTTAGCTCAGCTATCACATCCGGTATAGGTATGGTTGGCTCTGGCATCCGTGAAATGGTCGGAGAGTTGAACAGCTCGCAAAAAGCCTGGAAGACCTTTGAGGGGAATTTGCAAGCCTTTGGTCGCTCTTCTGACGAAATAAGAAAAGCGAAGACTGAGATGCAGGACTTTGCAACCAAGACGATCTATTCCGCTTCGGACATGGCAAGCACCTACTCTCAACTGGACGCAGTCGGTACTAAGAATGTTGGTAGTCTGGTTAAGGCATTTGGTGGGCTTGCAGCCTCAGCGGAAAACCCAGCCCAAGCCATGAAATCACTATCTACTCAAGCTACTCAGATGGCAAGTAAGCCTAAAGTAGCCTGGATGGACTTTAAAATCATGATGGAGCAAGCTCCTGCTGGTATGGCAGCAGTTGCTAAAGAGATGGGGATGTCTACCGCTGAGCTGGTATCAGCTGTTCAAGATGGCAAAATCAAGACAGAGGATTTCTTTGACGCTATGAACCGTGCAGGGAACTCTGACGCTTTCCAGAAGATGGCTACTGAGTTCAAGACGGTTGATCAAGCTATAGACGGGGCAAAAGAGAGCCTTTCTAATAAGCTCATGCCAGCCTTTGAAAAACTCAATGCATTTGGAATTAAGGCTGTCAATGCTCTATCTGACGCTCTAGAAAAAATAAATTTCGGCAAGCTGGCTGATGGTCTAGGAAAATTCCTTGAGAGTATCAATGTAGAGAAGATTGTAGCAAAAGCTAGCAGCACTATCTCAAACCTAGCAGGAAAAGTTAAGGCCTTTTGGACTGCCTTTTCTAACACTGGGGCGGTATCTGCCTTTATCAGCGCTATCCAGAGTATTGCAGGAGCTATTGGTCATATTTGGAATAGTCTAACCGCCTCAAACGAGCTAAACACTCTTGCTAGTGTCCTTGGGAATGTGGTAAAGTGGCTTTCTCAGGCTGCAACTGTAGCAGCTAACTTTATCAGTTCGCTGCCGGCTGGAGCAATTCAAGCGATAGTAGGCGGTTTGGTTGGTTTAGTTGCTGGCTTCAAAACCTTTAACTTTTTAAAATCATTTAACCCGTTCAACATCTTCAAAAGGAATGCAACAGAAGCTGCAAGCGGAGCAGCTGAAGCTATTACGCAGGGACGGTCTAAAATCGCTCAAATTTTGGGTAGCTTAAGCTCTGTTATCAGTTCTATCGGAGGAGCGGTCAAATCTGCTGCAATCGGGATAGGGATTGGCATTAAAGCGGCATTAAGCGGGCTGTCGCAAGTCATCTTAGCCTTTGGCGCAGCCTTGCAAACCGCAGGCGTGGCCAATATCCTAGCTTTCGGCGGAGCGGTAGCTACAGCCGCAGTCGGGATTGGAGCTGGTGTGGCCATCATAGCAGCAGGCTTCGCGCTGCTGGCTACGCAAGGTCAAGGAGTAGCTACTATCATCAATGCGGTAGGAGAAGCTTTTGCTACCGTAGCAACCGCAATTATTGGAGCTTTTGCCCAAGCTATTGTCACGGTAGCTGGTGTGCTGCCGATTGTAACATCTGCATTGGCTAATCTAGCCCCTCTAATCGTAGCTTTCGGCCAAGCATTCGGTGCAGCCGCTCCGTTTGTCTCGGCTTTGGGAGAAGCAATAACCTCTATTGCCTCCGTTTTACCGCCTGTGATTAGCGCTTTTAGCCAAGGTGTTGCAGCAATTATTGAGGCCGTGACCCCAATTGTCGAAATTATAGGCAATGTGTTTACGACAGTAGCGCAAATTGTCGCAGACGCAATTGTCCAGATCGTGCAGGCTTTAGCTCCATTTATGCCAGCGGTCGTACAGATAGCTCAGGCTTTAGCTCCTGTGCTGCAATCAATAGCCGAGGCATTTACTACATTAGTGGCTCAAATAAGCCCAATAATAGACAGCATAGCCAATCTATTCCGGACGCTAGGCAATGTCATTAAAAGCGTACTTGACGGAGCAAAAGGCGTGATAGAGGGCTTTGGGAATGCTGTTAGAACTATTTTGGACGGTGTATCTGGTATCTTTGATTCGATTGGTCGAGCTGCTTTAAGCGCTGGTCAAGGTTTTAAACTGCTTGCTCAAGGCGTAGTTATGATTACTAACACCAATCTTGGCGATATGGCAGCATCTCTTGGAGCGGTTGCTCTTGGTGTTGGAAATATTGCAAGCAAATCAGCAGGATTGGCTCAAGCTGGAAATGGCATGAAAATACTTGGTGTTGGCATGGCAACAGTATCAAGTCAAGCTAATACAGCAGTTTCAGGACTAACAAACTTTGCAACTAGAATCACATCTATACAAACTGCTGTAACAGCATTGCCAGCAATTCTTACATCAGCTGCATCAAGCTTCGCAAGTTTCACAAGTCAGGCCGTTTCTGGAGTTGCTGGTCTGTCAGCTCTCAATGCACCTATTACTGCATTAAAAACTCAAGTAATGACGATTACGCCTGCTTTAATACAGTCAGCTATGGGCTTTACTGTATTTGGTGCTCAGGTTTTAGCAATTAATTCAAGCCTTACAATAGTTTCTGCTACCTTTGTACGGGTTGGAGCAAGTGCCACAAGTGCATCTGGTCAGATTACAGCTATTTCAGCAAGTACATCATCAGTCAGTGCAGCTTTTGCCTCAATGTCCGCACAAGTTCAATCTTCTATGCAAATGATGCTTGCCGTGGTTCGCTCTGTTGGTGCTCAAATGATAGCTCAGGGTCGTCAAATCGGTGCTAGAACATCTCAAAATATGGCTCAGGGATTGATAAGTGGTCAAGGTCAAGTTTCAGCCTCTATGACAGTATTAGTAAATACTGCAAGGTCTATTGGTATGTCAGGCGTTGGCATGATGCGTTATGTCGGAGCTATGATTGGCCAAGGTTTGGCTCAAGGTATGTACTCAGCTTTGGGTGCAGTTACAGCGGCAGCGAATGCGCTTGTTGCACAGGCCGAACGTGCAGCGCAAGCTAAAGCCCGTATTCACTCGCCGTCACGGTTGTTTAGGGATAATGTGGGTCGTTACATCCCCCAAGGTATGGCTGTGGGTATCTTAAAAGATGCTTACAAAGTTGATGATGCTATGGGTGATGTCTATAGCCAGATCCAAGCATTTAGCTTTAAAGCCGAAGATGTAATAGGCGTTGGTAAATCTAAGTTATCTAAAGTGGTACAGATTAAATCTGATCTTGAAAATGCAATTAAAGCTAAAGTGGAATCCACCAAAGATAAAGCTAATGAACTGGTCGAAAAGGCTCTTGATATTGCTGAGAGAGCGGTAGAACGACCAGTAGAAACATACTTAGATGGTGATACTTTAGTTGCAAGAACTGGTGATAGACAAAGAGCTTATCAAGAAAAGCAAACGAAAATTTATAACAGGATGAGAGGGATAGATAAATGACAAAAGAAATGACATTCAACGGCGTTGACTTGTCACGTTTCTTGAGAATTACAGATATTATCCGCCCCATTGGTAACAAACGGAGCGTATCAATTGATAGCGCTCCTTTATTAGGGGTTAATATCCAGCAAGTAAAACGTGGTGAGAAAGAACATACTATCAAGTTTGATATGAAAACAACTGATGGTGCTGCGATGGAACAACTCAAGCACGATTTGGCTGGCGTCTTGAATGTGTTAGAGCCAGTCAAGATCACTTACGGAGATGAACCAGATAAGTATTACATGGGAATGCCAGTAGATGATATTACACCAAGCAATATCACTCGATGGTTTCAGCGCTCAGAGTTTAAAATTATCATTCCAGACGGTGTAGCTCATAGTACGGCTTATAAAAAGTTTGATAGCTTTTCTAATGCGACTATTTCATCAGATAAGATGGTTTTTAATCTGAGGAACAATGGCACAGTAGATGCTTATCCGATCGTGACAGTCAAGCACAATGCAGAAAATGGCTATGTTGGCCTAGTTAATTCTAGCGGTGCTATGGAAATTGGTAACAGAGAGGAAACAGACTTACAGAGCTATAAGCAATCAGAAATCTTATTTGACTACGTTACAAATAACGGTATTACAAAAGGCTTTGCTGCAGCAAGGAAAGAATCTGGGGCACTTAGAATTGAAAATAACTGGGGAAGACCACACTTAGCTCTAGTTCCAGGTAACAGCTCCGGAACAATTTCATGGGAAATCCCTGTCGATAGCTCTGGCCAAAGAGGGGCGTTGAATGACTATCTTTGGTGGCGGCAAATTTGCTGGTTAGGTGCTGGTAATCAAATGGGGCTCATGAAAATAAACTTTGTGGATGATGCCGGAAGATTTATCTATGGGGTAGAGACTTACAAAAGATGGTTTGGTCTGGAGTGCGAGTATAATTTTTTGGTTCGTGGAGATGGTGCTCCTCGATTGGTGAAGAAATGGAATTTTACAGGCACACATCACGACCATCACAACCCATTTAATGCAGAGCGGGGCTGGTCTGATATCCAGCGCCGTGATGATGTCGTTCAGGTCTTTTGGTGGGGAACTTATCCTCAGTTTCATGTACCAGAGATAAAAGGTATTAAAACCGCTAAAATCCAAGTCATTATTGCATCTATAGGAAATAATCCTATGATTAGTCACTTATACTTGGATAGTATCATCTATAGAAAAGATTTTGTAACAGGTATCAGAGATATTCCTAATCGCTATCGTATGGGGTCATCTGTTGTTATCAATAGTGAGGATGATACTGTTTTTGTGGACGGAAAGCCAGAGATGGGGGATGTCGTAGATGCCTCTAAGTGGGTTGCTATTCCGCCGGGAGAATCTACTTTAGAAGTCTATTTTTCTAGCTGGTGTAAAAGAAAGCCAGATGTAAAAATCGAGTTTGAAGAAAGGTGGCTATAATGCTCTTAACTATTCATGATGCAAATTTGAGAAAAGTGGCATTTGTTGACAACGACAAACAAACAACGCTGAATTATTATGATGATACCTGGACAAGAAATCTGGAGACAGGATCATCAACATTTGAATTCACAGTATTTAAAAAATCGATCAAATCAGATACGGTTACGCAAAGAGCATACAACTTATTGAATGAAAAGGCCTTTGTATCTTTTAAATACAAGGGTAAAAGCTATGTGTTTAGCGTTATGACCGTTGAAGAAGATGAGCAAACAATCAAGTGTTACTGTGAAAATTTGAACCTTGAGCTTATCAATGAGTATGCCAATCCTTACAAATCAGATAAGGCAATGTCTTTTGTAGAGTACTGTAATGCAATGGATCTGTTGAATTTCACTCATCTATCTGTTGGTATAAATGAAATTTCGGATAGCAAACGCACGCTTGAATGGGAAGGGCAAGACACAAAATTAGCCCGACTTTTAAGTCTGGCCAAAAAATTTGATGCAGAGATTGAGTTTGATACTCAATTAAATGCAGATAGCTCTATCAAGTCATTTAAGGTTAATGTATATCACGAGAATGATGATAATCATCAAGGGGTTGGTCAAGTTCGTAATGACATCCAACTAACTTATGGGAAAAACCTAAGATCAATTAAAAGAAAGATTGATAAAACCGGCATTTATACAATGCTTGTGCCAACTGGTAAGCGCACCGTCAAGAATGACAAGGACGAAGAAGTTGAAGAAGTTGTAACTATTGGCAGCTTAACCCCTGCTTATTCGGAAAATAATAAAGATGGGGTTCGTGAGTTTTATCAAAGCGGAAATGCCCTTTATGCCCCTATCGCCGCTCAAATGTATCCATCCACATTTACATCTGGAACGCAGGCCGATCAGTGGATCAGAAAGGATCTAGAAGTTGATAGTGATAATCCATCAGTCATTCGGGCTGCTGGTATAAGAAACCTAAAGAAAAACGCTTATCCAGCATTAACTTATGAAATTGATGGATTTATTGATGCTGATATTGGCGATACTATCAGGATTTATGATAGCGGGTTTGCTCCTGTGCTTTTGGTTAAAGCAAGAATTTCTGAACAGAAAATCAGTTTTACAAATTCAACTAGAAACAAGACAACTGCATCAAACTTTAAGGCACTAGAAAACAGCTTATCAGATAGCATTCAAGCAGCATTGGAGCGTTTCCTTGAGGCTTCAAGACCATACTCAATCAAGTTAGCAACAGACAATGGGATTGTCTTTAAAAATAATACTGGTCAAACAGTTATCACTCCATCTCTATTTAAGGGTGGAAAACCTATTTCCGCTAATGTGACTTGGCGTTGGTCAATTGATGGCAACGTGACGGTAGGAATGACTTATCTCGTTAAGGGTGAAAGTATAACTGGCACAGCGACTCTTGCAGTTGCTGCTTACATTGGTAATGACGAGGTAACAACAGATGAGATTACACTAGTTAATGTCAATGATGGTCAGAATGGACGTGATGGAGTCAAGGGTGATAAGGGAGACAAAGGGGAAACTGGCCCTCGTGGTTTAACTGGATTACAGGGAGAGAGAGGAGAAAGAGGAATCCAAGGGCTACCTGGAGCTAACGGGAAATCTAGTTATACTCATATTGCTTTTGCTACTTTATCTTTTTTGTGTAATGAGGGGCAGAGTTTTACAATCACTAAACAGTCAATCGTTAGATACGGTAAGAATGATAGCTGGCATTACAAAGAATTTGCCCCTGGAACTCACGTAGCTAGTACGGCAAATTGGGGAAAAGGGGATCCAGCACAAGGCATCCCAAAAGTTGCTGAGTTAGTTGGTGATTTTAGTATTTCTAACAATTCTGGTCGAACTCATATAGGAATTTATGTAGACGACAAAGAGAATGATAGCACTGATCCCTCTAAGTATCGCTGGACACTTATTAAGGGGGCAGATGGAGCTAAAGGAACTCCCGGAGCAAAAGGAGAAGATGGTCGTACTCCATACTTGCATTTCGCCTATGCCAATAGTGCAGATGGTCGGACTGATTTCAGTACAACACAGACAGGTAACAAGCGCTACCTCGGCACATACACTGACTATACCGTAGCTGACAGCACAGACCCAGCTAGGTATAAGTGGGTGGACATGGTTGGAACTGTTGAGGTTGGATATACTAATTTATTGCTAAACACATCAGACCAAAGCAAATATCATATCCAAAATATATACAGAGGTGTTGCTTCGGAAGTGTTTTCTTATGATAATTCAGATGACAGTATAATAATCAATTCTCAAAGACAGACAAATCTCAGATGGTGGGGAATTTCTTGGGACATGTCTATCAATACAATGAAAAAAGGGGAGAAGTTTTCTATCAGGCTACCAATATATAGAGATAGTAGTGTGACAATGGATAGGGGAGCAGCGTTAGTTTTGAAATCTCATTCTGCAAATAAAGCTATATTTACCTACGATTTATCAAAATCAAAACTTGATGCTTGGGAAATACACGAAATCACTTTTTCTGTTTCGAATGATTTTGTCTTTGACGGCTATGGTTTTTTCGTTTTTGTTGAACAATCTGGAAAAATAAAGATTGGTAAACCTACTATGGTCAGAGGAAATTTAGTTCCTCGAGAATGGATACAGGCTAAAGAAGATATAGAAAACGTTATCAATTCTAAAGCAGACCAAGGTTTGACTCAAGAACAATTAAACAAGTTGGCAGAGCGTGATAATGTCTTAAAAGCTGAGTTGGAAGCGAAAGCAGCCTTGTCTGTAGTCGAAAAATGGATAAAAGAAATCCAGAACCTCACAGCAGTTGAGGAGGCTGGAAGAAAGAGCGCAGAGTCCGCAATAGCTAAAGCCAGTGAGCGGATGATAGATCTCCAACGTAAGGTAGGTGAGTTACAGACTGTGACTGAGTTTGTGAATACTTACATGAGTCAGTCTGATGAGGGATTGATTGTAGGTCGTAAAGATGGAACATCTAAAGTTTTGGTTTCTCACGACAGGATATCTTTTGTGTCTGGAGGAAAAGAAGTAGCATCTATTTCTCAGGGGGTGCTCAAGATTGATAATGGTGTATTTGTTAAGAGTTTGCGGATTGGTCGTTTTGTGACTATGCAAGATCCAACAAATCCAGACCGCAATTTAACAATGTATGTAGGAGGTGCTTAATATGGCTCGTAATATCTTTGGTGGTTTATGGGGGGCAGCGATGCAACTTGAAATTGTATCTGGCTGGAATACCCCAAATCCAACTGGGAACTTTTCAACAGTGAATATACAAGTGAAATTGATTGCAAATAGTCAGGCCGCTATTTACGAACACATTATGCGAACATTGACTATAACTGTTGATGGCAAGGCTCAGAATTTCCAGGTCGATTGTGAAATATCGCAAGGACAAACTGTGTTGCTCAAGGCAATAGATGTAAATGTCCCGCATGATAGTGATGGCAATAAAACTGTCACTATTTCCGCTAATTTGCCTCTAAACATAGGATACTATACGTCGTCATCTGTATCAGAAAGTTTGAGATTGTCCAAAATTCAACGAGCTAGCACTGGTACAAGTGTTAAAGCCACAATAGGAAAGCCTGTAACTCTAAATATCAGCCGTCAAAATAATAATTTCAGGCACTCTATCTGGGTGAAATATGGGAACTACGATAAGAAAATAGCTGGCGATAACATCGAAACCAGCTATACATGGACACCAGAAATGGCTTTGTGTGAGCAAACGCCTGATGCTGTCAGTGGTTTTGGTACGATTACCTATATAACCTATAACAACGGTGCAGAGGTCGGCAGAGATATTCAACGGTTGGAATTGACTGTCCCTGATAATGTTAAACCAACACTATCAAGTCTGAGTGTAACAGATACTAATACGACTGTTGCACAGATGCTCAAGCCTAATCACTTTATCCGTGTTTTATCTAGTATTAGAGTTATCCTTGGGCAATCTGCGGGGGCTTACGGTTCGACTATTGTTAGCTATCATGCAGAGATTGTTGGTCAACCGTATTCTTTGGACAAAAATGATATATTTGGCGATATAGACTTTACTGGTCAGGCTACTATCCGAGCAACAGTCACAGATAGTAGAGGTAGGATTAGTGCGCCAAAAGAGCTGACTATCAATGTATTAGATTACCATCTTCCGCAGATTAGTTTTGATGTGCAGCGGTTCGGGGCGAATGCTGATCAGTTGCAAATTATCCGTAATGCCAAAATCGCACCTCTGACAATTGACGGAGCACAGAAAAATATCATGAGATTGCGCTTTAAGATAGCACCATTTGGTACGGATAGATTTGTAGAGGATGTCGGGCCAGCCAGAGGTGATTTTACTACTCTTTCATCTCTGATCAATTCTGCTGCTAATCTGGGTAGTAAATACCCAGCAGATAAATCTTATATTGTTGTTGGCACAGTCGAGGATCGCTTTACTAGTTCTAGCTATCGGTTCGAAGTTCCGACTCGGTCAGTTGTGATGTCTATGGATAAAGATGGTGTTGGTATCAATAAAGTCCGTGAGCGTGGCGCACTAGATGTTGGCGGGGATATTTATGCTAATAACAAACCAATCCAACAGTATCAACTAACTGGCCATGCTGGTATGGCTATGCTAGCTGTGGATGATTGGAATAACTATCAGGCTACAGGATTTTATACAGGATACAATCTAAATAATGCTCCTGAGACTGAAAACAAAAGTGTCTATGTGAGGGTTACAAGACATAATGGCGATAACGCTTTACAAGAAGCTGTTGATTTTGTTGGTACGGTATCGGCTTACCGAGTAATGTCTGATGGAGTTTGGCAAGAGTGGGTTAGCGTAGCTTTGAAGTCTGACCTAGAAGCTTTAAAACCAGATCCTAAACAAAAAATCCTATACAAGACACTTGTTGGTTTACCTTATGGTATGGCGGCTTATGCTTCTAGGATTGGTGATACGGTCACCATATCCTTAGAGCGTAGGATTATTCGCATCAATCAGAAATATGAAAATGCCAAAATGGCTGAAAAAATACCAATCGGATATAGGCCAGTACAAAATATATCATTGATATTACATGCCAATGTATCAGCTAATGTCGTTGGTACTGGTGTACTGCATATCAATACTGCAGGGGATGTATCTTTAACGTCATCATATACAACGGATGCGGTCTGGCTTGGTACGGTTACTTACGTCACAGACAATCCTTGGCCTAATTGAGTAAAAAATCCCTAGCGACTAGAGGGATAATTAGAGCATAAATTAAAGGAGGTACAGACTATGTTAAAAGTCTCAAAATCACGCCAGATTGTGGCAGAGTTTTTTGCCACTGAGGACGAGCAAGAAAAGCTTGTGAAAACCACAGTGGTAAACATTGATAATACAGCTGTTTCTACCGTCACTGAAACGCTGCACGAACCAGAGCTATACGCTAAATATCGGAAAGATATGCGCAAGGATGAGCAGGAATTGCGAAATATGCGCTATCAAATTGAAGATGAAATTTTGGCGGAGCTTGAAGCAGCTGGCAAAGCAGAAACAACGTAGAGGTGACAGATGCAAGAACCAGACGGACTTTGGGCGATCCTCAATGTCGTAAAGGATTTTTATGAAACAGGGATCGATGATCACTTTTTCGTATTCATCCTATTAGTGCTAGTTGTGGCAGATGTGGTTACTGGCTTTTGCAAAGCCTGGGCGCTTAAAAACTTTTCGAGCCGAAAAGCTCGAACTGGGATTGTGACACATTCAGCAATTTTCGTTATTGCAGCAATTGGCTATCCGTTCTTCCTGTTTGCAAATGCCGGATCACTAGCTGACATGATCATAACAGCTCTGTGCGCCAGCTACGGTGCTAGCTTAGTGACTAATTTGGATATATTAGGGCTCAAAATACCCTATGTGACCACGTTTATAAATGAACGGGTCGATAACCACAAGAAAAAGGAGTGAATATGAAATTATCAAACTCACAGTATGATGTAGCCAAAAAAGCTGTTACCGTAGTGGTACCAGCTGGCATTACATTGATTACTGGTTTGGGTGCCTTGTACAAGTTTGATACAACGGCAATCACAGGAACTATTGCACTACTTGCTACGTTCGCAGGTACTGTACTTGGTATCTCAAGCAAAAAATATCAAGAAGAAAACGAATGACAAGGAGGTCTAGCATGAAAGCGATAGGCAGAGTGCTTTTACTACTATTACTGATACCGTTAGTATTTCCACTCGGATTTATTGCAATCATGCTTGACCCATTTTTAGTATTACTGAAGGAGGAAAATAATGGCAACGACAAATGATGTAATTTTGTTTGCTAAGAATTTAGCTGATAATGGTATTGGAGTTGACCAAGACGGAGCATGGGGAACACAATGTGTAGACTTACCAAATGCTATCTCTAGTCAGCTTTTTGGCAAGGCTCTCTGGGGCAATGCTATTGATCTGCTTAACTCGGCAGCTAGTTTAGGTTACGAAGTTGAGTATAACGAGGCAGGAAACATGGATAGCAAGCCACGGACAAGTGCTGTATTCGTTATGGAGACAGTCTATATCTATGGCCACCCTTACGGTCATACAGGGGTTGTGATCGAGGATAGCGACGGCTATACTATGCGGACTATCGAACAAAACATTGACGGCAATGCTGATAGTCTGTATATCGGTGGCCCTGCTCGATACAATACACGCAACTTTGACGGTGTGGTTGGTTGGTTCTATTTTCCAACAGATGACACTAGCTATATCCCAGCTCCAACCGTTCCTAGCGGTGATGGGTCAATCCACGAAGAAACTGGCACATTCACAGTAGAGGTTTCGGCTCTCAATGTCCGAGCAGCTGCTGGCTTGAATGCCGAGATTGTGGCGGTCTATTCGGCTGGACAAGAAATCAATTATGATGGCTGGTGTGATATTGATGGTTATATCTGGATCACATACATTGGCGGGTCAGGAAATCGTCGCTATGTCGCAGTTGGCCAATCCGAAAACGGTCAGCGTGTGACAAGCTTTGGTAGTTTTAAATAGAAAAGCAGCGGAAACTGCGAAAATCAATTAAAAAATAAAACAGAAAGACTCAATAAATCATCTAGCCCCAATCGAAAGATTGGGGATTTTCTGTTATAATGGAAAATATAGAAAATGTCCGTTTTAACGGAAACAAAGTATAATCCCTCCTATTTGAGAGGGGCAAAAAAGGGGCAAACTTTGTAAATAACCATGTCTTGTGAGGTGTTTGTTTTGGTGAAATATTATCGAAAAGACACTATAAGAAAGGCTTTTGTAAAGCAGAGTATTCCTAGTCGCAATTGGGTTAATTCGGCAGGGGACATATATTATATTTAAACAACCCTTGAAAAGCCAGTGTTTTCAAGGGTTTTAGTGTGTCTGTCTTTTATCCGAGGGGCACAAAAGGGGCAAATTAAATAGAAATCAATTCCGTTTGTTTATCAATATAATCCTGCATATTGATAGTAGTGTGCGAATAGATTTTGAGTGTGGTATCTGGATCAGTGTGTCCGACCCTTTCCATGATAGCTTTTAGTGGAACTCCTTTTTCAGCTAAAAATGAAATGTGAGAGTGTCTAAAGATGTGAGTGGTTAGTTTTTTATCTGGCATATATCTCTTTAATACTTTGTTGATGTATGAGTTCATGAGTGGAGTACCAGAATTTGTAGTAAAGATAAACTCTGTTTCTATACCTAACTCCTTGTGCCTAGATTTTTGTTTATTGATGATTTCTATGATGTTATCTGAAACAGATATTGTCCGATTTGATCCAGTTGTCTTTACAGTGGTTAATTTCTTAGTGTTAAAATCGTATGTAGCATTGACAAGAATAGTGTTATTACTGAAATCTACTTTTTCAAACTCTAGTGCGGCAGCCTCGCCATAACGGACACCAGTAAGAAACATAAAAAGAATGACATCCCTAACTAATTCATCTCCTTTTTCCTGCATATCATTTGCTAATGCGACTATTTCCTCTTGGGCTAAAAAAGAAACTTTTTCTTTCTCGTAGGTCTCGACTGGCTTTGGAACTAGGACATTATCAGATTTGTTTGACTGTAGATAGTCCATTTCTACCGCATAATTCAAAATGGCGTGTAATCTTTTGCGACATTTATGGACTATGGAGTAATTATTCTTTTTAGATAGTTTCGTGATAATATCTCGTACAGTTTTCTTTGTGATGTTTTTTATGTAAACATCATCAGATAATACACCTTGCAAGTGCCTATCATAATTCAGATTGTTTCTAATCGTGCTATCCTTTACTGTAGGCAACCACTGATCCAGGTATTCTTTTTTTAATTGGCCGTAAGTAATGTTTTTTTCAACTTTGCTGGATAATTTCTTGTCTATCTTTTCTTGTAAATATGCCTGAGCCTTTTTCTCAGCCTGTCTGCTGCATTTTTCAAGAGTGATTGATACTTTCTTCCACTTTTCGGTAAGAGGGTCTTTATAACGCTCAAAATACTTAAATTTCCCGTTCGGTAATTCTTCTACCCACATTGCTTTTCTGCCTCATTTCTGTTAAAATGAGTACAAGAAAACCGGCTTTTTAATGCCTAGTTTCTTATACTATTGTCTTGCCTCACGCTCTCGGTCGCCAAACTTCTGAGCGTGGGGCTTTTTTGTTTTGTTCTTATTTTACTTTGATTTTCATCTCTCCGTTCATCTTTTGAGAGACAAGAGAGTTACCGTCATCTGTTTTTATATGTAGCATTGGGTATGATTTGAAATCAACCCCATTAATACCAGCCCAAACATTAAAAGCCTCATGTTCTTTTGCTTTCAACCCGTCCGCAAAGGCTTGTAAATCAGTTTTTGAATAGTACTTGTACTCGTTAGGTACATTTACATAGAGGATGGTGTCCTTGCTGTGGAAAGTGTAAGTGGTAATATCTACACCTTTATCAGTTAAATCTTGCTTGAAATACTCAATGAAACTAGCCATCTGATCCGCTGAGACCCGTGGCAACTTATCGTCACTTTCAGAACTAGCTTCAGTAGCCTCTGTTTTCTCTGGTGCTTTTTCTTTTACCTCAGCACTTGAGCTTTGGGTGGCTACTTTTGGTGCCTCAGGAGCTTTAGTTTTAGGCGCTAATCCTAAAGCCTGTAAAACGAAACCGAGAGCGGCCAACGCTAAAAATCCTGCTATAAAGACTTTAACCTTTTTCATAAAATTACCTCCCAGCTTTTAGTGTGGTTCAGTGATTGCACATAATTTGTTTTTTAGATTTCTAACGGCATGAAATTGCCAACTACTTTCCCAATGATGCGGGGCTCTTCGCTATACGGAGCAAATTTATCTGCGTATTTATTATTCAAAGAGACGAGCCGTAAGCCGTCTTTTTCTTTGTAAACTTTTTTGATATAACTTTGACCGTCCCAGTCCACAGCATAAATAGCGCCGTCGTAATCCCAGCCTGTATCTTTGATAAGGGCTACGGATCCACTTAGATAGTCTGGTTCCATAGAGTCTCCATATACCCAGCTAGCGAAGTCGTGGGGGATGTATCTATCAAAAAAGACGGTATCATAATTGCGATCTTCGTAGTAAGTTTCACCGGTTCCGGCAGAGAGTTTTTCGAATACGTGGTATTCAGCGAGTGGTTCGGTAACTTCTACTTTATTTAAATTTTTATTTTGCTGTTCTTTGAGTTGGTTGTCGGCATATACTAAGACTTTTTCTTGACGTGGAGGTTGGAGCTGATCATAAATTTGTTGGATATCTGTTTTTAAAAGAGTGCTAGGAGTGGCATTGATTTGAATTTCTTGATTATCATCTAACATATCAATCAAATCATCTACCGAAATTTGCATACCTTTAGCGATTTTTTCTATTGTTTCATAAGATGGGATAATAGGTTTTTTTGTTTTTGGATGTTCGTTTTTTTCGAGCATCGAAATATAACCTTTTGTTAAATCAGACAATTCGCAAAAAGCATCCATAGACATTTTATGTTCTTCTCTATAAGATTTTAAAATTTCTCCTAATTTCATAAAAACTCCTTTCTATCGCGTTGTTTAATACATTATACACCTAAAAATAAAAAAAGTAAATATTTTTTGTTTAACACGCTTGACAAATTATGTTTAACATGTTAAACTTTGATCAAGCTTAGAGATAAGCAAATAAAACGAAAGGAAAAGGAGAGGAAACATGGACGAAATAGGCAAGTACCTTGAAATCTCTGGCAATATTGCTGGACGAATCGAACTAGAAAGCGAAAAAGACCTACTTGTTCGTAGGGCGATAGTCATTGATGGACGTATCGGTTTATGTGAGCAAGCGGTCTATGTTGATAAGAAAGTGCTAGATAGCTATTGGGTCAAGATAGTAGAGTTATCTGCTATTCCTGAAACCATCAACAGCGTTGACAGCACTGATTTGGTTAGGAAATGGTTGAACATGTAAATTGACACTCTCATGTCCGTTGATATACTCAACACATTTCACCAAGTAATGCTCAGATTTATGGTCTGCTGACCTAGCGACGATAGAACCGATAGTAGGAATAGCGGGCAACGTCATTGGTACAGGTTCATTATGACCATCAATCACGATGTGACAGGTAATCATAGCTTTTCTCCTTTCTAGCTTTATTATAGCAGAATTGCGAGAGAAGAATAAAAAATAAAAGGAGGTGAGAATGTGCAAGGAGAACGTTTAAGAAAATGGCGCGAAAAAGAAAAAATGTCTCAAGAAGAACTTGCGGAAAAATCAAATGTTTCTAGAACAACTATACATTTGATTGAATCTGGACAGTACTCAACCGTAAAAATACGAACTCTTCAAAAATTAGCTAGTGTTTTCAATAAAAAAGTCAAAGATTTTTTTTGAAACAAGTGTTTAACAAATTAAACAAAAATCATTATTTTTTTGAAAAGAGGACGAAAAATGAGACCAACTAAATATCCATACAGTCGTGAGTTACGGCTTACAGGCGTTAAAATTGCTAAACTGAGGCTGTTTATAGAAGATGGTGTCCAAACAGGCAAGGCTATATTGGAGGAAGGACTAGACGGAGGATACGATCACAGAATCTATCAAGGTTTATCGTCAACTGAGATTGAAGCAATCTACGGTAAAAAAACGGCCTTGAAAGTAGACAAAAAACGCCGCGAAGACCTTAGAAATGGCCTCTACGGCGTAATTGGAATACGCTAAGGTATTGTAATCAGGGAGATAATTTCTGCTATGGCTTGTTTAAGTTCAATAGTTGGAAGAACTTCCTGCCATGCTTTCAAAAATTTCAGGAAATCTTTTTTATCCTGAAAATGCTTCATAACAGGGATGTATTCTATCAACTTTGGATATTTTTTAAAAATTGGAAGAAACTGACTTGCTATGTATGTATTCATAGGTCTATCGTCAGGTACCTTATGCAGATACTGCATTAGATTAGTATCTGGAGCAGATAACTCTGTCAAATCAAAAGGAGAGTTATCATCTAGCATGGTTTTACTGTAATCTTGCAGAGAACTAGCTATTTGCTGCTGTATTGGATTGAGGGACTTACTCCATAAACGAGCGTACTCCTCTAAAAAGAGATGCGAGGCTATCTCGCACAAGACCTCCTCGAACCAAAACATAGGCTGATTTATAGTTGGGTTCTTGATATAGATATGACAAAGTTCATGTCCTAATTGATAAATATTTTTAGGGATAGAGATTAAGCTATCTGGCGAAAGGAATATCAGATTATCTTCTGGAAAACAGACTGGTACTTGTAAAAACGGGGCATGGATGATGGATAATTTTTCTTTGGTCAATCCAGGGAAAATACGTTCTGAAACTAAGCCGATGGACTCAAAGTCTAGCCTAAATACAAATTTAGAATCTGCTTCTTGTGGATCATGAAAAAGTGACCAGTTTGTTTGAGGGATGGCGTATTTGAGCATGTGATTTCTCCAATCGTTTTTTATTACATTATAGCAAAAAAGCACCTCTAGACTGCAATCTATTGAGGCGCTTCGCAAAAAAATCTAATTAAATTATATCACAAAATGGAAGAATTAAACAGCGTACAACAATTATTAGTTAATAATTGGCAGCGTAAATACTACCAGCTAAGTGATGTATTGATTACCAGCTTAGTAGGTTTAACGCTCGCTGATACACTCACGATTTTAGCAACAGCTAGAAAGGGGCGTTTATGGAGTTACAAATAAAATCAAACACACTAGATATCGAGAAGATCTTAGAAAAATCTTTATCAGATGTCTTAGGTGATGATATTGATAACATTTTGATGCGAAAAGTTGAGAAAGTGATCTCAGCTGTTGTAAATGAAAAAATTGATAATCTGGCCATTGGTGAGAAATGGCTAAATGACCAAAAGTTAGCTGAGCATTTTGGTAAAGAAAAACGGCAAATCCAATATTTGTTGAGAAAAATGGAGCTTGATCCAGTAGCTCGAAAGTACATCAGCAAAGAAGGTGGTCGTAGCACCAAGGTCAAAGTTTTCGAGGCTTGGGAAAGTTGGTATGAAGATCAGAAATACAAATCAAAATCAGAGCCTTTTGCTTGGGTTGCTTAGAAAGAGAGGTAGTAGCTAATGGATATGCAATATATCTTTCCATAAAAACGGCGATAAAAATTATACAGTAATCAATAATGATCTAATCAATGATCCTGAAATGGACACAACGGCTCTAGGAATTATGCTTATTATACTGAGCAACAAGTCGACCTGGAAAATCTATCCTAATGAGATTGCCAAACGAACAGGTCTATCCAGAACAACGATTGACAAGTATTTCAGGAGATTTGAAAAAATTGGTTATATGAGAACTGTAAAAATGAGCAAAGGTTATAAAAAAGGTGTAGAAACTTATCGATTTGCTGCAGATTTCAAATTGGCAGATTGGTATTTTGAAGATTATATTTTGCCTCAATTGGAAAAATATATATCTGAATAACTTGTGGATAACTCATCATAAAAATTCATTTGTACGGTTCTTCATAAATGAAAAATTCAATTGTTGAAAAAATCATTTGTTGAAAAATTCAACAAATGAAAAAATCAACTGTTGAAAAACTATCCACTAATAAATACTAACTCTATAACAAATACTAATTTAATAATAATCACTAACTTAGTAATAAATACTAACTTTACAACAATCTAATCATAATCAGAAATAATAAAGGAGTCGAAAATGAGTAAAAAATATGAATTAGTAGTCGATGACACAATTACATTATGGGGATGGAAACTATTCCGTATTAAAGCTTTAATCAGCTTTGGTAGCGTGGATGCTGGAGATCTCGGAGGCTATATCCAGAAAGAAGAAAATCTAAGCCAAGAAGATGATGCCTGGGTATCGGGCGATGCCAAAGTATCGGGCGATGCCGAAGTATCGGGCAATGCCGAAGTATCGGGCAATGCCGAAGTATGGGGCAATGCCTGGGTATCGGGCGATGCCAAAGTATCGGGCGATGCC